CGGACCAGGGGGGGCGGGGGTCGATGCTCTGACTTTTGCAAATACCCCCCACCGATAGCAGCCCCCGAAATTTTTTGCAAAAACACTTTATGATCAAGCACATCCTAGCCGCCGCCAAGTCAACAATCAGCCAACCCATCAGTCAACCTGCCGAAAATCCCCCCGAAGCCACCCTCAAAGCCGCCCCAGTCACCGACCAGCAGCTCGCCGAGACTGTCGCCAAACAGGTCGGCTATCAACCCGGCGACCAGGTGACCGGCGCCGTTCTCCCCAAGAAAATCCCCAACACCCGCCTCCTCTACGTCTCCGTGCCGGACTGGTCGGAGCCGGTGATCTGCTCAGTGCAAAACGCCGCGGACTGGTCGGCCGGCGAGCGCATCAAGTGCGTTTACGTCAAAGCCGACACCGAAGGCCGCCTCGTCTTTGAGAACCGCGACGGCATCCGCCGCAACCGGTGGCGCCGATGAGCGTAGCCGCCACCAACTACGTCTGGACCCAGTCGCCCGCGGAAGGCGCCGACCGGCTCGTCCTGCTGGCCTTGGCCGACTTTGCCGATGAGGCGGGCAACTGCTTCGGTTCATGGGGCAAGCTCGAGGAAAAGACCCGCCTCGCCCGCGCCACGGTCGCCCGCTGCCTACGCCGCCTGCAAGACCGCGGCGAGCTGATCATGGTCGAAAAGGGCCACCGCAAGCTGGCCGGCGACGGCGCCGAGGCATCGATTTGGAAGATCCCCGGTGTGTCCGCCGAGATGGGTCTCAGAATGAGACCGGTCTCAGAAAGAGACCCAAGTAGTGTCAGAATGAGACCTAAGTGGTCTCACGATGAGACCCCAACTACAAGAAACACAAAGGAACGTAATAAGGGCGCTGGCGCGCCCGCTCCGGCGACTACGTCGCCTTCGCTACCTTCTTCTTCGGAAGGGGCCGACAAACCCAAACGCGCCACCGCTCCCAAATTCGACCCAGCGTCATTGCCCCTGCCTCACGGCCTCGGATTGGCCGCCGCTTGGCAGCGCTTCATTCAGCACCGCCGCGAAATCGGCCACCGACTTACCCCAACCGCTAGTCGTGACATCATCGCCGACTTGGGCAAGGTCAATGAAGCGGCCGCCGTTGAGGCTATCAACAAGTCCATCAAGCACGGCTGGCGCGGCGTCTTCATCGATGCGCCCTCCTCCGCGTCCAAACTTGTTGCCCTGCCGCCGCAAGGACAACCCCGCCAGTCAGCCCTTGAGCGCAGCCTTGCCGAGATGCGCCGCCAATTTGGCAAGGAGGATGCAGCATGACGCGGGCGCTTTTTGCCATAGAGGACGGCAATCACTCGCAAGTAGCGTTGGGTGGCGAGGTTCTTAGCGCCTGCGATAAGGGCGACATTAGCGAATTGGCATTTGAAATCGCGGCCCAAAAACGCGGATGGATCGTTGCATCGGCCCGCGGAAAAAGCAAAGACTTCGACGCTATTGTCAAGCGATCGCATCTTATTCGGCCGGTGACGGTGCAGGTTAAATTGGCCAATTGGGCGGCGGGCGGAAGCGGTTGGAAGCCGGGGGGCGCATGCCGTTACTCATTTCCTTGTGGGCGACTGTCAGGGCCGTACGCGGTTACGGCGTTTGATGTGCTGGCCGTCCATCTTGCAGATATAGATAAGTGGGTTTTTTACACGCGCGCCGAGCTTGGCAATAGGCGTCGCAGTTCATACCTGCCAGCCGAGCTGCGCAAGAAAGCGGTAAGAAGCTCGGCCCCAGACGCCCGCAACCCCGACAACTGGGAACTCCTCGACCAAGTCGCGGCTATGTATTCGCAAGAATCTTTAGGGGTCACCCAGCCAATGTCCCACCCCATCCTTAATACTCCTTAAATATTTATGAAAACCGCCAAAAGCACCAAAAAGGCGAGCGCCTCCAAAGCGCCGAAAGCCAACCTCAACATCAACGTCGAATACGTCGAGCAGATCGCCGACGAAAGCATCGCCACCATCATGGCCCTGCGCGCCCTCGTCCGCCAACTCGCCACCGCACTTGAGGAGGCCCGCAAATGACCCTGCACAACGGCAAAACCCTAGCCCTCGAATATGAACCCACCGGCCCGCTGTTTGGCCGGCTCATGCTTGAGGCTCAGTCAATCAACGCAGCGTGCGACCGCTTCCTCGCCAAGCGCGGTCTGATCACCCAGCCATCGTTCCGCAACTCCGGTTTCATCTTCGGCCGCGGCAAACGGAGGGCGCGCAAATGAGCACGATCATCCCCGACTTGGTTGTCGGCTCAGTCGGCTTCGGCTCCAACTTCCCGGACAACACCGCCTCGCTTGAGTCGCAGGTCCGTGAGCTGATCCGCTCCAACAATCGCCTCATTCGCGTCATCAACCGCTGCGTTAAGCCCAGCAACGAAGTCGCCAACGAGGCGCATGATGCCATCGAGGAGGCGACCGCGATCCGATGAGCGCCGGCAAGGGTGACCAACCGCGGCCGGTCAACGGCGACCGCTACCGGGCCAACTACGAGGCGATCTTCCTCAAAGAAGACTCGCTTTCCGACACCCTCACCAAGGTCCGCGAGCAGTTTCCGTATCCCGCCTGGATCTGCCGCCCCTGCGGCGAAGCCCACGGCCGCGGCATGCCCAAGGGCCACGTCTCGACCTGGCACGAAGACACCTGCGGCATCTGCGGCAGGCTGACTTCCGTCAGCGAACCCCGCGATTTCGGCCACCTAAAAAAATGGCCCATCCTCCCCAAAAACCCTTGACCCTCATGCCTACACTTGCCAACATATGCCTACAGATCACGCCACGACAGAAAGCCGTAAAACGTCATGGCCACTGAGCACCAACCACCACCGCCGCCCGAACACCACATCACACCATGGCTCGAAGAAACATTTCGCTTAGTCGATGCAGCCTGCGACCGCTGGGAACGTCGCCGCGCGCGGCTCGCCCGGAGGAAGGAAGAAAATGAGCGCGCTGACCGTCAGCTACCTCCTGATTCTTTTGATCGGGATGATTGTCATAGTCGTCCTAGAGGGCGATGACGACGGAGGCGCCGCCTAAAATGAAGCGCACCGTCCCACAAAGCCCCGCCGTCGAGCAAGCCGTGCTCGGCAGTCTTCTCGCCGATCCCAAGCTCATCGACGAGATCGCCGCGCTGCACGCCGATTTGTTTTACACGCCCGCGCACCGTTTCATCTACGAGACCATCACCGAGATCCGCGGCGAGGGCGGCACACCGAACCTCATCGCCACGACCCAGCGCATTGATGCCGCGCACAAGCTCAACTTTGTCGGCGGCGCCGGTGCCCTCACCGAGCTGCTCTCCCAGTCCGCCGGTGGCCCCGCGGGCGTCGAATATCACGCGCAAACCCTCCGCGACCTCCACGCACGCCGCCGCATCATTGACGCCTCGGTCGCCATGCAAGCCGCCGCCCAAGACATGGCCGCGGACGCCGACAGCGTCCTGCAGCAAGCCGGCGAAAGCGTCCTCAGCCTCAGCCTCACCACCGCCACCGACAGCATGCGCGCCCCCAGTGCCATCGTCCCGGGCCTCCTCGAAGAGCTAGAGAGCCTCATGGCTGGCGGCAAAAAGCTCGGCTTGCAAACCGGCATCCGCGACTTCGACCAAGTCACCGGCGGACTCCGCGGAGGTCAGCTCACCATCATTGCCGGCCGCCCTGCCATGGGCAAAAGCGCCCTCATGCTCAACATGGCCGACAACATGGCGCGCCGCGGAGTTCCGGTTGTCTACTTTTCCCTTGAGATGCCCGCCAACGAACTCGCCGCCCGTGTAGTCCTCGGCCGCGCTGAGACCAACACCGAGATCATCCGCAACGGCTTCCTCACCGCCAGCATCAAGCACCGCATCTTCGACGCCGCCACGCAGTTCAGCACCGAGCCGCTCTACGTTGATGACCGCGGCGGTCTGACGCTCCTCGACATCCGCGGCCGCGCCCGCCTCGCCGTCCGCCGCTGGGGCGTCAAGTGCGTCTTCGTTGACTACCTCCAACTCGTCAGCCATTCCGGCGCCCAATCCCGCGAAAACGAAGTTGGCTTCGTCTCCCGCGGCCTCAAAGCGATGAGCATGGAACTCGGCATCCCGGTCGTCGCCGCCGCCCAGGTCAACCGCCAAGCCGAGAACCGCAGCGACAACCGCCCCAAGCTCTCCGACCTCCGCGAATCCGGCAGCATCG